CTAAAATACTGGTGCCTATCGGTTCGTCCTTTTCCTCTTTTAGGTTAAAAGCAGGGTTGCCACGGTAAATACCTTGTTTCGCGCTTACTATTTGCACGTTCTTAATGCCGCTATATTCTACTAAGCGGCTTAATACCCTATCGCTGTTTTTAGGAACAATAAAATCTGTCATATACCCGCCACTATTTGAGAATCATTAACCGCCTGAAGCATAACATTTGCAACCGCTTCCTGAACTTTAGATGTGCTTTCCTGTAAATTGGTAGTGCTTATTTTGAAATTCTCAATCATTTTACCGATTGATATGTTTACCGTTACGGCTTTGGTGCCTGTTGCGCCCTTTGGTGCCACGCTGCCCGTTGGCTTTACCCCGCCGCCTTTGTTGTCAATAATAGGCTCCGGCACAATCTTGCCGTCCCCCAATGAACCGAGACCAGATGAATAACCCTTTTCCCAACTTGCCCCTATTTTCTTACCCGCGCCCTCAAAAGCAGTAGTCAGTTGTTCCCACCCCTCTTTTATCATTTTAGGGTTAGGAATAAGCACCCCCATTATCATTTTGCCCAACCCCATAAAAGCATTACCTATCATTGGTGCAACGGTTTTTACCACTTCCCAAACGCCGTAAACAACGCCCCTGAATTTTTCAGAGTTTTGCCATGCGGCATAAATACCCGCCACTATTATACCAATGCCACCGCCAATTAACGCCCAAGCTGTTGCCCCCGAAACGCCCGCCGCGTATAACGCCGCCGCTAAACCGTCCGTAGCTACCATACTGGCAAACGTAGCCACCGTAGATAATCCCGTGCGCACTGTGTTAATGGCTAACAACCCGTTATAAGCCGTATAGCCCGCTACAACGCCCGTTAATGTAATTGCCAAACCTTTGAATAGGGTTCCGTGTTCTGAAACAAAATCTATACTTGCCTTTAATACCCCGATAACGCCCTCAATAGCGGGTTTCAGGTCATCAAAAACCTTAACGCTTAACTGAAATACCGCATCCCCTAAATTGGATATTTGAACAGACGTATTACCCGCCATATTCTCCAAACCACCTGCATAAATACCGCCCTCATCATGCGCCTTTTTTAAGGCATAGGTTAGTGTTTCATAACTAACCCCCATTTCCTTAACCTTTTCGATAGGCTCACCCGTTGCGTCCGCTATTACCTTGTAAATATTCACACCTGCATAGGCAAACTGCTTAATATCCGCTAAAGTTGCTTTACCAGAGTTTTTAATTTGTTGCATGTTCACCACCATGCGCTGAAGCTCAACATCCCCGCCCCCCGTTGCCGCTATTGCGTTAGCTAAGTTCAATACGTCCTCGCGGGCTTGCTTTGAATTAACGCCCGCGCTTATCAATGCCTTGTTAGCCGCCAAAAGCCCCTCAAATGCAAAAGGCGTTTTGGTAGCATCTTCCATAGTGTTCTTAATAACCCCACTCGCCTCATTAGCATCTTTTAGTAACGTAGTTAACCCAACCCGCGCATCTTCAACCTTCGTTCCAGCCTCAACAACTGATTTACCAAACGCCACAACCCCGGCAATACCGCCCGCAACGCCCAGCGCGCCCAAAATGCTTTGAACGCCACTCATAGAACCCTCAAGCCTGTTCGCCGCCGCATTCGCTTCGTTCAGCTTGCCTGTTAGCAAATCCTTTAATGATAAAACATACTCAACATTATCAGCCATTCCATTGCCCGTTTTTCTCTAAAGCATATCGCAACCAGCCAACATACTTTATAAATTCATCTTCGCTTATCTTATCAATATCCACCTTAAAGTGAAACATAATTAATGCACCCCACTCGCTTACATCGTCCAGTTGCTCACCCGTTAGCCTGTCCGCTAATTTTTTTTTAGCTGGTTTATAGCTAATTCAACCATGCCGTAAGCCTCGCGTGTAGCACCAATGTAATACACGTCATTTTCAGGCTTTTCATCGTAAATACGGCTATCGCTTTCTTCTTTAATTAGGTAAGCGTCCACAATCTCACTTGCCGCTGTAAAAGGCTGTGTTAGCCCTTTATCCATTACCCGCATTTTTACAAATCGCGGCGGCTCCTTAACGTAGCCAACAACTGGCTCTTCGTCCCTTACTTTGAATAACAACGGGTGAACCTTTACCCCGTATTTTTCGGTTAACTGCTTTGCCTTTTCGGTTACTTCAATCTCTAAGTCTTTTAAATCGCTTGCCATGTTTTTAGTTTGTTACAAAGTTAAATTTTTGTGGTTATAAATTGCATTTACCAATAAAGAAAAAGAGCGCCCAAAATTTGAACGCTCCCCACCAAACCAAGAACCACAAAGCAAGTTAGTTTACATGGTCAATCTGGCCTATCACCAACGGTATTTCAACCATTATTTTAGTATCGCCCTGCGCAACTGTAAACGGGTCTTCGAGAAACTCACAGGCACGTAGCACGTCTAAACTTGGCTGCACCCGTGCGCCGCTAAAAGTAACCTGTATATCGAAGAAAGGAATATCCAACGGGTCGCGCGAAGGGGCGGCTGCTATAATAGCGTTCCACTCCTCACGGTAAAGGGTTATTTTGCCCTCATATTCCTTATTGCCGTAACCTCTCGAAACGGGTTCGGTTCCCATTCCGTAGTTGTTTTCCTTTTTCTGTTTACGCTTATACTCTATTGAGGTAATCCCTACAACGGGCACGCCAAACAATACAAGTTTAACGTTAGCCCAACTGTAATTAACTCCATTTATCAAAGGATTTGCCATGCTTACTGTATTTGTGTTGTGAATGCAATGTTTACGGTAATGTTTCTCGCTACCCCTATTGGCACTAACTGTATAGCTATTACCAGTTCATTGGTGCTTAAAACATTTTGAGTGCTATCAATAGTAACGGCGTATGCGCTCAATTCGGTATCGCGCACCATTTGCACTAAATTCAACTCCGCTAAAGAGGTAAAGTATGCAATGGTTTCATCTGTTAATGTGCCGTCTGCATTAAGCACCAACGGTGAACCCAACGCGGGTAATACGCTCGAATAAACGCCGCGTATAGCTTTGTCAATAGTTCGGTTATTCTCAATATAAGCGTAGTCGCTTGTTTCAATTACCGCGCAATGGCCGTCGTTAAAATACGAACCTGCAAGCCCTACATATTTTGTAAGGAATACATACCGGTAATTGTCCAATGTGTTTAAAGTCCCCTGGCTAAGCGAAGTGTAAGCCGTGCCGTTAGCAAATGCCAATGTATCGCACTCGTAACCGTCCGAAATGTTAAACTTACCTATCCAGCCTATGCTATCGCTAACAGATGCCAAACTAACAGCACCTAAACAAGCGCCCAACGTGGTAATTGACTTGCCTACGGTTTTCCATAAGTAGTAACCCAACGCCGCGCCGTCCTGTGAAATAACCGCACTTGCTTTAAAAGCCGTTAGGGTATTCAGGTTTGTAAGCGTAGTTAAATCAGCCGTGCCACTCAAATCAGCCGCATATAAAACCGATAACGGCTTATGATTAGCATCATTGTTTGTAACAACTTCGTTATGGATAGTAGTCAGGTTGCCACTTGCAAAAGCACTCGCATAGTCTTTTAAAACACCGATTTGGCGTATAGCCCCGTTTGCAAAGTTTTGCATAGTGGTTATTTCGGTAAAATCGTATGTGCCGGGCACCGCAAAGAAACCTAAGTAAAGGCTACCCTTCGGCTGTATTCTGAAATATTCCTTAACGTGGTAATGGTAAACCGATAACTTTGATGCTACCCCCAAAACCGTAGAACCCGAACCCGTAGGCTGTGTTAATGTGGCTGTTAATGGAGTGCCGCCCGCGCTTACAACCGTTACCGCCATTGGTGTCCCTGAATTTGGGAATATGCCCAACTTCTTAGGGAATGTAAGGTATAATGTGCCAGCGCTGTTACTCATAGAATAACCATGAGTGTAAGTGCCAGCATTTACAAAGGCCGCTATGCTATCTCCTAACAACGAGAGAGTGCTATCTCCCGAAACCCTTGTATAAGTTCCTAAGTCAACAACAACGCCGTCAACTTCGGTTACTTTGATGTTAATGGTATCTCCTGTTGCGCCCGTGCCACCTAATACTATTTTGGCAACCGCCGCCGTAGCATCGGAATAGTCGTCTAACACCCCTAAAGCCTCGGCATCAGCAACGCTAAATACCTGTTTTATACGGGTGCTTGACGTAAACCCCGAAGGTAGCGAACCTGTGTAGAAAATAAGCCCGCTTATATAATCGCTGCCAGACAATGGACGGCCTAAACCGCCCTGCCCTTTAACGAAGGTAATATCGTTTAGTGCCATTATCTTTTGTTTTTCACTTTAGGCTTTTTGTTTTCGTTACCCTCAACAGTTTCAGCAACGGGCTCTACTTCACCTGAACGCTTTACAACCTCGCAACCTTTGCGCGGGTGTATGTATGCGTTCATATCAGCATCAACCCATATCTGCTTAACGTGCGGTAATGAATCAAAAAGTTCTTTGAATAATTCTTCCATGTTCTTAGTTTAAGCGTTAATTACTGCGCCATACGGTGCTCTTCAACCCACTTAACGCCGTCAAACACAAATACTATATTAGCGCGTTTGTTAGCTGTGCTGGTTACATACAACTGTGAACCACCACCACCTACTGCGGCAATAGTTGCGGGGCTTATGTTAGAACCCGCCCACTTTACGCACTTGCCGGTAGAACTATTAATAACGGTAATTTCGATTTTGTCGCCTAAATAAGACTTAGCAACCGAAGTTACGTTCAGGGCAAAACTATCTACCAACGAAGCCACCTTTATTTGAGTGTGGTAAGCATTCGGCACAATGTTTATTGTGTCTAAGCCAGCCGCATCGGTTATCGCTACATACTTAAAAGTCATAGCGCGAAACGTGTTATCGTTGTTAGCGCCTGTTCCCCAACGCGGGGTAGTTGATTGTGCGCTAATAGTAGCTACTGAGAATATCAGAGCAAAAGCTATAATTATGTTTTTCATTTCTTTTTACGTTTTACGTTTTAATCAATTAGGTTAAAGTTGTGTAAAGGACAAACTGGTCAGGGAATCCAATTTGGGTATCCATTTTGAATAAGCCCTTCACGAAGAACAATTCAGAGTTGTTTTGCAAACGCTGTAATTGCAGTTGGTTATCTTCGGTAGAGTTTATACCTAACCAAGTGTTACTGTCAATATCGGGCTTACAAATAGCCAAATAGAAAGTGTTTTCAGGTAAACCAGCCAGCGTTTCAATTTCGTAACCACGAAATTGACTGTAAGCCTTTTCATCACTGCGAATGTTTTTATAAGCATCGGTGCGCAATGCTTCAGCATACTTTTGGAAGTCTGCATAAGAAACACAGAATTTTAAACCGCCTTTACCAAACTTGCCTAACAACGCCTTAGGCACTAAAGCCAAAGCAGCGGCGAATTTATCGCGTATGTTAGAAGCGGTTAAGGCTACTGGTGTGCCTACTGTAATAGTTGGATATGTTGGGTCTGAAGCCGCATCAATCAGCTTTTTAATTAACCCGTCAAAGTAGAAGTATTCGGCTGCGCCTGCTACCTCGCCAACGGTTGTAGGGTCAACGGCTGCGCCGTCTGTATCAAAATCAATACGTGAACGGTGAATAGCGTTTTCAAAAAACTCATTCAGACGCTTCATGGTTTGCATCATCATAAAGTTTTCCGCTGTTACCGGCAATTCGCGCCCTAACAGTTTAGGCTGTAATTGTTCAGCATAGAAGTGCGCTTCATAATCGCGAGGGTTAAACTCGTAGTATAGCATCAAATCCTGCGGGGTCAATACACGCCCGTCAACGGTAACACTACCTTTTGAGGTTGGTGTAGCCGCACGTTTCTGCATAAAGTCGCTTACCTCAATACGGGGTATGGTTTTCTTTTTGCGAATACCGTCTTCAACGTAGATGCAACCCTTTTCAATTGTGTCAGCACCCACTACTGCGCGGGTTATCATGTAGCTTGCTGCTGGCCCACTCCACGTGGTGTCCTGAATGTTTAAAGCCTCTGGCATTTTATTATTGTTTTACTGTTTAATAATTAGTTGCTTTCAATTTTGTTTCGCACATCGCGCATAGTCATTGCTACCACGCTTGTAAGAACCGCGTCATTGTTAGTTCCGCCACCAACTTCAATATGGTTAGCCGCCTTAAACGTTGGCAGGTCTTTTAACATGCTTTCGGTTCCCTCGTAATCGGCTTTAGCAAGGTTTGTCCACTTTGCTATTGTAGCCTCATCGTTTTTGATTTTACCCTGTGTGGCGTAGCCTTTAACCATATTGGTAGCCTTAACCTCAACCGCTTTATCTTCGGCTTCTTTTTGGGCTTTTTTGGCAGCTTCTTTTTCTGCTTTCAAAGTATCCAGTTCGTTTTTAGCCGTGGTTAACTCGCTTTCTTTTTCAGTAAGTTTGTTTTTAGCTTCCGTAAGGTCGCTTTCAAATTTCACCGCCTTGTTTTCAATAGCAGTAATGGCATTCAGGATAGCATCTTCATTCGCGCTTTCCAATAAGCCAAGTTTGTTTGTAACTTTCGTTAGCATTGTTTTATTATTTGTGTTTAAAATACTGTTCAAAACCTCTGCGCTTTGCTTCCACATCATTTTTGGCTCTGTTGCCGTAACGCGCTTGCGGTTATACTCATTACTCGCCTCAATTACATCACAAAAACCACTCGAAAAAGCCTCACCTGCACCTATCCATGTGGTTCTATCCATCATTTTCAGCACATCTTCTTTAGGCTTGTTTGAACGGCTTGCAACCATTACCGCGATGCTGTCATTTAATACGCCCAACTGCTTATTATCGCCGCCGTGCGCATTATGATACATTAGCTTTGCATAGTCTGCCATGTAACGGGTGCGCCCCGCCTGAAATATTACCGCCGCTATGCTCGCCGCTATGCCTACGCAATAGGTATCTACTTTGGTTTTGCTCTTTAAAATGGCATTGTAGATATTATAGCCGTCCATAACAATACCGCCGGGGCTATTTATCCAAACCTGAATACGCTTTTTGCCTAAGCCGTCCAGTTGCATTAATTCGCGCTGAAATAAAGAACCGTCTATGCCCATACCCGCCTCTTCATCAAAACCTATATGCCTATCAATAAGCATAATTGGTTCTTCGGCTAAAGGGTCTATACAGTATAGCATATAAACAAAAATACCCCGCCGTTAAGCGAGGTATTGTAAAGTGTGCCACATTTGGCATGTGGGCGTTACCCTAAATAACCCTGAATTAACCCCCTGAAATCTTCAAAGGTTCGTATAATATGATATTGGTAGCCCTGCGCAGTTACGGCTTGCTCAAAAGTCGCCTGTGAATCGGTTTGTTTGCCCTTTTCGGTTTTCATTTCTATGTATAGCCCGTGGCACTCGCTTTTAGATACCGATAAAAACAAATCAGCAACGCCCGCCCTTACACCTTCGCCCTTCATTATAGAGGCTTCCAGTTTCCCCCTGCGCCCGCCGTTGGGTATGGCAAATAGTAGCTGTTTTAGCTTCGGATATTGCAGGTCAAACCACCTTACGCAATGCTGTTGCAGTTTGCTTTCAAGGTGTTTCATGGCTACCTAAACTTATTGATATTCGCCGCCTTCGCTAAATAGCTTTGTTTTTGTTCGGGAGATAGCCGGGCAAAGAAGTTGTTAATGATATGATTAACCGCCTCGCTGTCATTCATTTCTTCAGCCTTTGCATAGGCTTTAAAAATAGTATGGTTTTTGGGGCGCAAATAACCCACTACCCTGCGTTCATGGCTGCTACTCATTAGGCTATTTCAAAGGTTAATTGACCGCTGTAAGATGTTGCAACTGTATTCGATAACGTATCTCCATTCAAGAGAATGACCTTTATTTTAGTTGGGCTTCCAGTTAGAAGCTGCATTGCTGAATGCTTAAAGTCGCTACCGTCATAAACAACCCCGCCAATTAAAGTTAGATTTATCCCCCCAGCGTAACTTTTGCTTTCAGGTATCAATATCTCAAAAGAAGTAGGCGCGGTTGTATTTGTTATCAGACCGCTAAAAAGAATATGTATTGTTTTGCCTGTTATCTTATATTTAATGTTTGAAGTAGAAACAGCCGTTCCAGAACCGCCCGTAACCGTTACGTCTGCTACGTTACTTCTAAGCGTCCATGCGTCCGTTACATCAAACGGGTCATAAAACTTGCCAAACACCGCCAAACTGTAATCAGTAAGCCCGTCCGAAGTGCCAGCCGCCACCGTGTATTTGCGGATATTGTGGACGTTGTGAGTAGACGCATCGGTAAACGTAACCGGGTCAGCATCGGTAGTATACTGGGTTTGATTAAATGTGAATTTAGCCACCTGCCCGCTACCCACAGTAAACGTATTGGCATCAACCCTGAATACTTCACCGAGAAAA